CGCAAGCCCAGTTTGACCAGTTTCTCTCTGGAATTTGCATTTACAGTTTATTCTGTACTCTCGTATCACTGGGATTAACATCGTACTTGCGCGCCACTACAAGCATAGAATAGCTAACTTCCCCAGTGTGAGGGACGGGTAGTTAAACACCCAGATTTTCTGGGACCTCATGGATATAAGCGAGTATGGCAGGCTCATTCCCACAGGGGCAGTATCTTTCATTAACCCTCTCGACGCTTGCGCGCTCAGAGGGCACCTATGGAAACCCACAGCGTTGAACTAAGTTCGCGGCCGAAAATCTAAAGGTCGACTAACCGAGTATTCTTTGCACCCCCTTCCCTTTTGTGGGCGAACCACGACTCAGGCTTGGATAACCGGGTAGACCATCTGTACACGTTATACGCGCAGCATGGCTACCTACCCAGCACTCCCGAAGAGTAAATTTCTACAAATTTGGTCTTTACAGGGGACTCCGGTCAGCCCACATTGACGTTAAGACGCCAACTGGGCTACGGTGAGTTACGCTCACGTCGGTTTTCGAGTTTTCTCTCACAAGTTATGTACATTGCAAACTTAAGAATAATACTAATGGCGCATCTTACGCTTAGAAATGGATCTCTTAACCGCGTCATAAGCAGCAACACCCACCGATGCTACGCCTGGCGGTAAGATACCCAAGGAAGTTAAAGATGAAGCTAAGAACTTTACAGCATCTTCAGCTAAACTCTCTCCTTCCTCTTTCATAGCGCGATGGCCAGCTGATGTATTGGGATGCACAGCAGGCTCATGAAGAGCCATATTGGCAGCCGCGCTCATCGTGAATAAGTCGTACGGCTCTACAGTCACTGAACTCCTGTGTAAAGAGTTCTTAGTGGGTAGGGCTTCCATAAACTTCACTATCCTCAAGGATACTCTGCTACCAGGTTTAGCTCCAGTGATAGCAATTGTCGTTGCCGGCAATGTATGCTGTCCCTGAGAATTATCATTGGTAGCAGTGAATCTAGGAGGTTGAGTTGGTCGTAAAACAACCATCAAACCCTCTTTCAAAGGTAGCGGGTTAGCGGCATCATCAAAGCACGATCTGACTGTTGAAGCAACAGCCAGATACGCACTAGCTGACGTACTAGTTACTGCACATATACGCCCTTGATTCTCATTATCTGATAACGTCGAGATCACCTCGATGCCGTACAGAAGGGTTCGCATTGAACCAAACTGCACTAAGCAATCAGCGTAATCAGGATGATCAGAGAATGCAGATAGTGTCAAAACGGCACCATTTGCATCAAGTGTAGCCGCTGAACGCAATTGCGTCACTAAAAGTGCCGCAACTGCGGTCATGGCATAACCATTTGCATCAACAACCATGTCAATGTCCTCAATGAGCTTCAAAGGTATAGAGCCACCAGCATACTCATCAGGCAGCTGAACAGCCTCTGAATCAAATGGATTAACCAAAGCACTAAGCCATGGATTGCGATTGATAGTAGAACGTGTAACATTCGAAGAGAATGATTTGACAGCTTTAGGGGCTGCCTTGTCCTCCAACAACGCACCAGTAAACACAGGACCGCTCGCGGCCTTCGTAGTAGCTTTCTTACCCATGGCTGTTTATTTACAAGGTAGAACGTCTCCGTTCTATAGATTTCGCGAGCCCGCCTGCCTCTCGCTAATCTTATGTGCTACAAATTGTATAATCTCCAAACTTAGGTCTAGCTTACTGGAATGCCTCATTTCATAAGCGAACGCATGCAATCTTTCTTCTAAGGCCTCGGGAGCAGGCCAAGTCACTAGAAACGTCGCTAACATCTTATGCCATCTAACAGGAGCAAAGGCTCGACTGAGAGTGAACTGATAAGCGCAAAACTCTATGTAACCTAGCTCGGAGAACCTCTCAACTTCCTTTATATCAAGACCCACACGTTTGTATGCGTCGATTAAGTACTTGTTGGGATTTGGGATACCTTCCGGTATCCATCCTGTGTCCTCTACACAATCGTCACCCATAGCGCATACCCCAAGCTTGAAACCCGGTGGAGTGATCAAAGCCGCATCGGTAGCGCGCATAGCTGAGTTACCAGATGATGTATTAAACGATCCAGATTTCTGAAAAGCTCGCACCTTCTGCTCAAACAATGCACCACTAGACAAGACAAACACAGCATAGCCAAGCAAGCGAGCCCGCTTATGCCACATACTATGAGTGTCGAAACAACCGCTGGCTTCTGCTCGGCGAGTTGCATCACTATCTAGTTTCCATTGAGGAATACCCATGTCAAAACCCCGAGCATCTGTGCCGGTGGGTTCTTTCATGCTCTTGAAATTATTCTCAAGCACAATTAAACCCTCATCATGTAATCCCATTCCTGGTTTCGATGACAATTCCTGCCAGTACTCCGCCTCAGCGTGGTTCAACCTAGCATTGAGCACACGCTCTACCAATTGGTCTACGACGGAAACAGACATAATTAAACGCATGCGACCTTCTTCAACTTTCTTAGTAGAGTGTACCTCGTTCTTAACAAACACACGAATAGGATCACACAAGAAAGCATCCACGCATTCAGTCGGACTCAGTGTTTCAAAAGCCTCCCATGGGGTTTCGTTGATAACTTTGAGTCTGGCCAACACCAGCTCAACTAAGTAATCCTCACCTCGAGCAGCAATTAAGCCGCGATTTGTGGGAAACTCGTAAGCTAGTGGGAACCCTGGCGACGCATCTCCTTTCAAATTCTTGACTGCAACTCTTGCCATTTCTGGCCACCGTTCCTGGTCATGCTTTACTTGGGGAAAATCACCAAAAGCCCTCTTACGCGCGTATGCCAACTCCTCTTGGGTAGGGCTTGGCGTGTCTACAAATGTTGCGGTTTGGGAGAGGAGAGAGATTCGCTCGGCTCTGGAGCTCCTATCTGGCTGATGCCAGTTGTGGAGCTCTTGGCAAATTTCTTTGCCTTCTTTGAGCGTTGAGCTAACTTTCCCTTGCCGATCACATCTGAAGACTGGGACAGATCCAATTTCTCGCACAGCGCTGTTTTCATCTCCAGTTCCTTCTTTCCACTCTCCAAAGATTCTACACCAATACTCATAGGCAATGGTGCCAAGTCTCTTTTGGAAAGCAGCAAGTCGGGTTGGAACTTCAGACTCTTCCTCATATCCTCTAGATAAACCGGAGTGACATAGTACTTGCTGATTAGATGATGGCGCAGCAAGAGGTGCGGAAGTCCCGTCGACAAAGCCAGCAACTCGATCTCTTCTGGGATCAAGTGCTGATACAAATTTGCCATCAAAACTCCCACATTCTCCGCCTGCATGCTCGCACTCTCCTGGTACGACAGCAAGTTTTCCACCACAGGCACCCTCACGGATTTCTTTGATTTCTTCTTGCTGGATGTGCCTTCCGGCACAGGCTGCCTCTCTGCAGCAGATGGTGCTACTACTGTCGCTGCTGGTTCTCGCTTGACATTCGTCACCTGTGCTTGCGCCACTGGTTCTTGAATATCTAACTTCACCTGTGCTATTGAGTCTGCTTCCAACCGCTCCACGGCTGCTCTTATCTCCACGCGGTCTCCTACCACTAGGGCTGGAGTTTGCAGGATTTGAGCTTGAGATAAAGTCTTCAGAGGTCTTTCGATCTCGTAAGAAGCTTCCTTCTGCACCGTGTCGGGACGTGTGGTGTTCGCCGAAGCTACTGCCTCCACAAGTCGACGCTGCTGTTGAGTCAGCCATAGGGCTGTCCGATTGCTTGATCCCTTGTGTGAAGCCAGAACAGGGGGATCTACCTGCTCCGACTGAAAATCCAGCCCATTGCTCTCTAGTTTTCGAAGAGAAACGGCCGAAGCTCTTTGCATGCTCACAGGGAGCGTATAACGCTCCTTGAGACTGTAAGCAGCTTCTCTCCTACTCTTCTTTTGAGCATAGACACCATCTGGACCCTGAATGACATCCTCCTCGTAGACATCCTCAGGGCCCTCGTCATAATCGGAATCCTCAGCCCAGTTGTAGCGTCCATTGAACATGGCCATACGAAACTCAAGAGCTGCAGCAATGTGACGCTGACGCATCTCATATTCCTGTGCAAGCATCTCAGCTTCAGTATAGACCTCATCCCTAAAACGCCCTTCCGGGTTGCGGATCTCATCATCATGAACGACATAGTTGTCATCTGACCTATTAGGCGATTCTTTCCTATGACTAGTGCAAGGCACGTCAAACCATAGCGAACCACAGTTAATAACCTGCCCTCGAGTGGAGGTACCAGTGGTATGCACACCAGTTACGAAGTTTCCTTGCATAATTGGCGTACCACTGGACCCTGGTAAAGTCGACGCAGGATAATTAACCCTGAATGCCGTCTTTGCCAGCGTGGCCACACTCGTGCACTTTCTATAACGCCCATCACCTGCCGCGGGAGCAGCGTACAAAGTTACTTGCCGTGACGCAGTAATGCGCTTCAGCTTTCCCTTTGACAAACCCATGTACGATCCGAGGTCTTTAGGTGCACTTAACATGCACTGATCAAACGCTCTTATGATACGCACTGGTTTAGGATCCAGGGTGAAAGAAACACCATTGGCGTAGAGCCGGATCTTTCCATCCGTGGAAGCGGCTACCTCCACCGCGTGCAACGCAGTATATATGACACCATATTTAGCACCAGGCAAATGAGCAACATTAGGGTCATGAACCCATGATGCAAAGCCTATGTGATCATTATTGGCGCCTAATATATGCATAACACACTTGGGAAGATCACCTTCTGTCAATGGCAAGTGCGGGTTAGCCATCTCCTTGCAACTGAATCCCTCTGAATTGATTTCGAGAGATGCAGGTGCAGTCCAACGACCAACAGGCACCTTTTCCGGATAGTAGCTTACAGTGCATTTCTGCACATAAAGCTTACTAAACGGCGCCTTGACAGCAGTCAATGGAGCAGAAACAATGCCCCATAGCAAGCTGACCATCCGGTCAAACATTCCCACAGAAGCATCAACAGTCGCAGTAGGCACTCTCTTTAGCATACGCCAAAAGAGTACCAAACTAACAACTACATGCGCTAGCACATTTAGCACAAAGCTAAGCACTAGTATTCCTGCTACAAAGCAGGCACACAAACCAACAAACACGGAAGCAACTCCATAAGCACACTCCATTTCTGAGAGAAAGCTTGCGAGACGCTCCAAACTAGTTGTAATCGCTGTATGCGAGGACATCTCGGACTACTAAC